AGAAATAGTTAATTGCACCACGTTTGATGATTGGATTAAAAAAAATAAAAATCTTAATATTGGTTTTATTAAAATTGACGTTCAAGGATTTGAAAAAGAAGTGTTGGAGGGTATGACAGGATTTCTTAAAAATTGTAACGATGTTTACATTTATCTTGAATGGGATAAAAACTTAACAGAAAGTAATGGGAATTCTTTGGATGACATGGAAACTATACTTATTGAAAATAATTTTGAAGTGAGGGAAACTTTACAAAACGATAAACTTTTTTACAAAAAATAATATGATAAAAGAAACAGGATATTGGACATCAGATGACACAGAAGCAATACATGTGCATGACCCAAGCTTAGCAAATTGGATTTTAAATTACCTACAGGATGATAAGGATAAACAATTAATTGATTTTGGATGTGGTTTTGGGGATTATCTTAAAAATTTACATAACAATGGATTCACAAACTTACACGGATTTGAAGGTGAAGTTAGAAAAGGAAGCCCAAAATTTATTAAAAATTGGGATTTGTCAATCCCAATAAAAAATTATAAAGGATACAATTCTTTAAAGAAATCGGCATACAACACAATTTGTTTAGAAGTTGGTGAACATATTCCAAAACAATACGAGTCAATTTTTTTAAATAATATTACATCATTAACAACAAACAAAATAATACTATCTTGGGCTATTATAGGTCAATTAGGTGATGGTCATGTTAATTGCATGAACAATGATGAAGTAATTTTAAAAATGGATGAGTTAGGGTTTAAATATTTAGAAAACGATAGCATTGATGCTCGTAATTCAGTTTCACCATTAATTGCTTCTTGGTTTTTAAAAACCATAATGATTTTTCAAAAAATAAAATAAAATGATTACAATACCAGTAAGTATTGGAGAATTAATTGATAAATTATCAATCCTCCACATTAAACAAGATAAAATAACTAATCAAAAAAAATTAGAATACATTAAAAAAGAATTTGAGTTATTATATAATTTTTCGTCTGTGTTTTTAAACGATGAAAAAATATCAAATTTATACCATCAACTAGTGAACACTAATTTAGAGTTATGGGAAGTTGAAGACAAATTAAGAATTTTAGAATCTGAAAAAAGTTTTGGACCTGAATTTATTCAATTGGCTAGAGATGTTTACTATACTAATGATAAAAGATTTGAAATAAAAAACAAAATAAACGAAATTACTTTTTCTGAAATTAAAGAAGTAAAAGAATATATAAAATATTAATTATGAAAAAAATATTAGTATTAGGTGGCGGTGGATTTATTGGTGGCCATTTAGCAAAAAAATTAAAGGATGAGGGTCATTGGGTTCGCATATGTGATATTAAACAACATGATTATTTTTCACAAGACGAAATTTGTCACGAATTTATTCAAGGAGATTTAAAGGACATTAATGTCGTTAAAAAAGTTTTACTGTCCCCAAGTCAATCTATTAATAATAGATTTGTTGATTTTGAAAACCATATTGAAACAATTGATGGTGACTCATTTGATGAGGTATATCAATTAGCTGCCGATATGGGTGGTGCTGGTTACATTTTTACAGGTGAAAACGATGCAAATGTAATGCATAATTCATCATTAATTAATTTAAATGTTGTACACGAATCCATTAAAAAACACGTTAAAAAAGTTTTTTATTCATCATCAGCATGTATGTATCCCGAACATAATCAATTAGACCCTAATAATCCAAATTGTGAAGAATCTTCAGCATATCCAGCAAATCCAGATTCGGAATATGGGTGGGAAAAATTGTTCTCTGAAAGATTGTATATGGCATTTAATAGAAACTATAATTTAGATGTTAGAATTGCAAGATTCCATAACATATTTGGACCTATGGGAACATGGACAGGTGGTAAAGAAAAGTCTCCCGCGGCAATGTGTAGAAAGGCTGCAGAAACATCTGATGGTGGTGAGATTGAAGTTTGGGGTGACGGTAAACAAACTCGTTCATTTTTGTATGTTGATGAGTGTGTTGAATCGGTTTTAAGGTTAATGGAAAGTGATTTTATCGGACCAGTTAATATTGGTTCTGAAGAAATGGTTACAATTAATCAATTAGCATCTATGGCGATTGAGATTTCTGAAAAAAAGATTATTATTAAAAATATTGAAGGTGATGAATTCCTTCAAAAATATGGATTTAAATGTCCATTGGGTGTTAAGGGTAGGAATTCAGATAACAAATTATACGTAGAAAAGGTTGGTTGGGAAGTAAGTCAACCTTTGTCTATTGGATTGAAAAAAACTTACGAGTGGGTTAACTCACAGGTAAATAAAAAAGAAAAAAATGGCTAGACAAATAAAAAAAACACCAACACCAACTCCTTCACTTGAGGAAAAGATTGTAAAAACAAAAAAACAATCAATTTGTGCAATTGTGAAAAGAAAAACTAAAGAAAAGTTTTTATCAGAAAACCAAAAAACATATTACGATAAACTAAAGAAAAATCAAATAACAATATGTTCAGGACCTGCAGGTGTTGGCAAAAGTTATATTGCAATGAAATGTGCAATTGACCTATTAAGTGACCCAGAAACTCCTTATGAAAAAATTATTATTGTAAGACCTGCGGTTGAAGCTGAGGAAAAACTTGGTAGTTTACCAGGTAATGTTGAAGAAAAATTAGACCCTTATATTTTCCCATCATATTATTTGTTAAATAAAATAATTGGAAAAGAAGCAAGAGAAAAATTAAAAGAGATTGAGGCGATTGAAGTATTTGCTTTGGCATTTATGAGAGGTATGAATATTGATAATTCTATCTTAATATTTGAGGAAGCTCAAAACTCAACACCAAATCAAATGAAGTTACTATTAACAAGAATTGGATTCAACTCAAAGTTTTTTATCTCAGGGGATTTAGAACAAACCGATAGATACAAAGATATTAGACAGAGTGGATTATATGACGCAATACAAAAGTTTAACAACTTACACGATATTGGTGTTTTTGAATTTCAAACTGCCGATATTGTTAGAAATCCACTAATCAGTCATATCTTAAAAAGATACGAAGAATGAGAATAGGAATTGAGTTGAATGGTGTGTTAAGAGACACATTAAAAAAAATTCAACAGGAGTATGAAAAATGGTACCTTGAAAATCCGTTTAAAGAAGATGGGGAAAAATCTGAGTATGAAGTTATATCAGATTTAACCACATTAGAAATTAGAAAACATCTTAAATTTAAAGATGATGATGAGTTATATAATTTTTTATATCGGGAACATACTATGGAAATTTTTGGACATGCTGGTTCAGTTGAAACTTCTAGTATGATGGACTTTAACGAGTTTTATTTAGATATGAGAGATAATCATGAAATTATTATTGTATCTGATGAAATTGGTAAATCAAAACCAGCGTCATTATTTTTCATTTCAAAGTTTGGATGTTTGGTTGAATCTGTCAAATTTTATAGTGAATCCACAATTAATTCATTATGGGACTCAATAGACGTTTTACTTACGGCAAATCCTACACTATTATTAAATCATCCCGATGAAAAAAAAGTTATTAAATATGAAACATCATACAATAGCGATATTGAAACCAAACATTCAATAATAAACTTAAAAGGATTAAAATTAAAAATAGAAAAAATATATGATTAAGGTTTTAGGTGAAAATTACTTTATTGACTTAGATAGAGTTGAGGAGTACATGGATATGTCTAATAATTCAACTGAAGAGGAAACTTCAGGTTCAACAGAAATGAAGATTAACATCATAAAATTTGAAATGGTAAAAATGTTGATAGACACAATCTTAACTGAAAATGAAGATATTGATGAGAAACTTGGAATGAAATCAAGTACAAATACAAGTATACCATTCAGAATAGCATTCAACAGCTTATTAAATAAAAAAATTATAAATCATTATTAATATGGAAGTAACATTAAACGAAAAAGTAAAACAATCTATCCAAAATTTAAGGGATAAAAAATCAAGAATTTATTTTCTTGTTCAGGACACAAAGGGAAATGCAAGAGCGTCTGTTAGATTAATCTATCAAATGGCAAAAACCCTTTTAGATTCGGGATTTAACCCCATAATTCTTCACGAAAAAACGGACTATGCAGGAGTTATTGCATGGTTAGATGAAGAATATATGTCTATACCTCATAGAGCGATTGAGGGACAAAATTTAGAAATATCGCCTGAAGATTTTATTGTAGTACCTGAATTATTTGGGTTCATAATGGAACAAATTAAAAATTTACCTTGTGGTAAAATTGTATTTGCTCAAAACTACTCATACATAACAGAAACATTATCACCAGGACAAAATTGGGCTCAGTTTGGTTTTTTAAAGTGTTTAACAACAACAAAAAAACAACAAGAGTATATTGAGTCTGTAATGAGACAATCTAGTTTTGATATAGTTAAACCGTTAATTACTGATAGCTTTTACCCAAAAACTTTACCTGCGATGCCAATCATTGGTATACACACTAAAGAACAGAGTGAAACAATTAATATTATTAAAACTTTTTATCTAAAATTCCCACAATATAGATGGTTCACATTTAGAGATTTAAGAGGACTTTCTGAAAAAGAATTTGCAAACTCTTTAAGAGATTGTTTTGTTAGTGTTTGGATGGACGAACAAAGTGGTTTTGGTACATTCCCACTTGAATCTATGGCGTCTAACGTGCCTGTTATTGGTAAAATACCATACATGCAACCTGAATGGATGAATGAAGATAATGGTATTTGGATTACCGACCCAACATTAATATGTGACTTTATTGCTGATTTTATACAAAATTGGTTAGAAGATAATATTAAACCAGAACTTCACGAAAATATGAAAAAAACTATTGAAAATTATACAAATAAACAAGAATTTGAATCTAGTGTTACCTCATTATTTGAGTCGTATTTAACTAATAGAGCAGATTCTCTTGAATCACAAATAACTAAAACTGAAGAATAATATGAATAATAAATTATCGCTATCAATCATACTACCTATCAAATCATCTAAAACAAGAAATTTTGGTGAATTTTTTGAAAAGGCAATCACATCAATTAAATCTCAAACAACTGAGGTTGAAGAGTTATTAATTGTACACACTTCTGAGGAATCATTAATAGATTTTTTAAATGAATATGATTTTGGAACATTAAATGTTACAAAATTATTGTGGGATAAAACACCAAACTATTGCGAACAAGTAAATTATGGTGTTAAAAACGCTAAAGGTATTTGGGTATCATTATTTGAATTTGATGATGAATATTCATCAATATGGTTTAAAAATGTTAAAAAATATATTGACGCATATCCCGATACTCAGGTATTCTTACCTGTTGTTGTTGAGACAGATGAAAAGGGTGTATTTGCAGGGTTTACTAATGAAGCAACATTTGCGGCTAACTTTAGTCAGGAAATGGGGTTCTTAAGTAATGAAACATTACAAGATTATCAAAATTTTCAAACTGCGGGTTCAGTAATTAAGAAACAATCTATTGAAGATTTTGGAGGTTTTAAACCATCAATTAAACTAACTTTCGTTTATGAGTTTTTACTGAGATTAACGTATAATTCAGTAACAATTATGACCATACCAAAACTTGGATACAAACATACAAACATGAGAGAAGGGTCAATATTTTGGAATTACAAATTTGGTGAAGACAAAATGATTGATGACGAAGTTAAGTTTTGGATTCAAACCGCAAAAAAAGAATTTTTCTTTGTGGAAGATAGGAACATAAAATATAATTCAGAAAATGTGTAATGCAAGAAACTCTATCTGGTACAACAGAAGATGTTTCATCCAAAAAAAGAGGTAGAAAAACAGTAAACGTAAATTATTTTGATGTTAGGGAAGAGACCGCAGTTAGAAGTTTTCTATTAGCGGAAACTTCAGAAGAAAAAAACAAAATATATAATGAATACTTAAGAGGACCTTTAGATAAGATGATATCATCTATCATAAGACGATATAAATTATATCGTAAAGATATGGACTTCACGGAAATCCATTGTGATACTCACTCATTTTTAATGACAAAGGTTGATAAATTTAAACCATCAAAAGAAAAGAAAGCGTATTCGTATTTTGGTACAATATGTAAAAATTATCTGATGGGTCAAATAATTAAAGACCAAAAAGAAATTAATAGAAAGGTATCATATGAAGATATGTCTGAAAGTATTGAAGAAAGACCTGACATGATTTATCATATAGATGAAGAGGAGGTTGACACAACTTTAATCATCTACCAATATTTGAAAGAATTAAAAGATTTTATTGAAAATGAAAATTTAAATGACAATGAAAGAAAATTAGGCTATGCTTTAATTGATTTATTTGACAATTATGAATCAATATTTTCTGGAGCAGATAATAACAAATTTAATAAAAATGTAATCCTCCTTTCGTTAAGAGAAATGACAAATTTAAGTACTAAAGAAATCCGTAGTTCTATGAAAAGGTTCAAAAAATTATATATTTTGATTCAATCAAAAATGAAAACAGATTAAAAAGTATTTATAGATATGCCAAGACCACAACGTAAAGAAATTAATTTTACTAAAGATTCAATATTATCTTTAATGCAGGAAATCTATAATGAACTTGTAGAACAGAGACAAACCGCAATTAGGATTCAAAATAAAATGCTTTCAATGTTGAAAGACCCTAATGATATGATGACAATTGGACCTGTAATTGAAAAACAACAAAAGATTGTTAATGATTGTGTTGAGAAAAAAATAAGTTTATCAAAACTACAATCTAATATTTGGGAAAAATCAAATAGTAACAATAGTGAATCGTTTTCATTTACAGATTTAGACGATAATCTTATTCAAAATCTAATAGAAAAAGATGTTTCTAATGATGAAGAAACATACAAAATGAAATAATATGGCAACACCAGATTTATCACAAGGGTTTGATACCGCTAAAAGTAAAATTAATTCATATAGTTCTTATATTGGGATTTCACAAGCTGCGAAAAAATTAGAAAGAGAGGCAGGAAATTCTGAATCAGAATCTACAGCAAATCTAACTTCTTCTTTAGATAAAATTTCCACACAACAAAAAAGATATTTAAGAAACCCACCAAATTCGTTTGACCAATTATTAGATTTAATTGGTTTGGCGAGTGGTACTGGTTCAGGTCCATCTTCATTAAAATATTTAAGAAAAACATTATTACAAACCGCAGTAAAAATAGAGCCAGACATACAAAAGATTATTAGTGAAGAGGCTTTAAAAGCATTAGGGTGTTCTCAAGAACAAACATTTAAAGGATATAGTGTATCTAATTTAGAACAATTAAATGGGTTACAATCATTAAATGGTAAAGACGCAATTTATGTTCCTGTACAATCGTTAGACATTGGTAATATTCTTAAACTATCACCAGAATCTCAAATAGGTAAAATAGTTTACGAAAAACCTGCACCATCGGCAGATGATGGAGTGTTTAGGCCATATGGGGGTGATAAACCATTCCCAATGAATAAAACATTAAATTTTACCCTAAACGATACTAATACATACTCTCAAACCTATGGTAAATATTACCAGGGTACATCTGGACAAAATTTATTTGATATTCAATATTCCCCAACAAATGGTACAGGTGTTACTCAAGATTGTTACAAAGTTGCATTAATTGACAAAGTAAACACATTAGGGACTTCCACAGGTGGTACATCAAATAAAGTAGGTGAATTTTTAAAAGATTATTATTCAACAATTAAATTAGTTGATAGTGTGGATATTAGTGCTAATTTAATGAATTTAATTAGTGGCGCTATTAGTATGAATGTAAAACTAGGTGAGGATGATATTCAAAAAGGCACAACATTTTCACTAATTGTTCAAAGATATTTAGGTCTTTGTTTTGATTCTAGAAGAGAAATTGATGTTAGTGGTGTTTCTAAAGTGGCCGAATTAGATGGGGTAGATGAAAGTTTTTTTGAATTAACGGAAGTAGATTTAAGAAATATTGATTTAAAAATTACTAATATCCAAAATGGTGTTATGGAATTTGAAGATTGTGATAATGTAAAATTACCTGTTGATTATGAAACATTAGCCAATGAATTAATTGTTTTTAGAGATGCTTTAAGTGCTCAAACCACTGAAGCTCAAGTAAAAAGTATTGAGGGTATTATTGATACTTTATATCAAAACCCAGAATGGCACGCATATCTACCAACTAATTTTAATGCTGAAATTGCGGTTAATAAGGATATTTTAAAACAAATTCCATTGGCGGTTGCATCATCAGTTTTAAGTCCAAAAGTACTCCTTCCAATATTCATTTTATTACAAGTGATTGAAGGAAATGCAATAAACGAGTATAATAATGCAATAACACCAGCAAATCAGGTAATTCAATCAGGTAACACTAATATAGGACAAGTAAATAATATCGTTAATAATCAAGTTGATTTTTTAAAGGTGTTTAAAACCTTTAATGCTCAAGTTATTTCTAGAATAGGTGCTATTTTTATTAAAACACTTTTTGATATGTTGAAAAAAGATATTATAAATCTTTTAAGTATCATTATTGGTGATATTGCGGTATCAGAAAGACTAAAAAAATATAGAATAATATTGAGATTCGTTCAATTAGCGTTAATTATTTCGCAATTGATTGACGACTATAGAAAGTGTAAGTCGTTAGTGGAAGATATAAAACTTTTATTAAACACGATAAATAAACCTCTTTCAGGTGGGCAGGGTAAAATACCTGTACCTTTATTGATATTATCGGATTTTTTACCAGGGACTTCCCCTGAAAGGTCAACAATAAACACAATTAATTATTTACAATCGGTTGGAATACCAACTGGTCCAATGCCTGATGGTTCTCCAAATTTAATGGCAATACAAATAATGATGAGTCATAAAGGTGCTGACCAAGAGCAGGCAGAAAATGGTAAATTAGATGCCTTTGGATTAAGTCCTGCAGGTCCTGTACAAATTTTTGGAAAATGGGTATAATATGAAAAAAGAAGAGTTTGAAAATATAATAAAAGAACAGGGTGATTTAAAAAATCATTCTAATGCAAAGTTAATTGAGAATATGGATAAATTAACAAATGACTTTGAAATGACAAAAACTAATATACTTAATTTAACTTTATACTTGGATAAAGTTGAGGAGTTATATAATAACATATTAAAAGAATATCAATCTAGAACGTAATGGAAAACGAATCAATATTTTTTCAAATTCAAGTATTAGATAATGAAGACCCAATGATGTTGGGTAGAATAAGAGCCAGACTTTTAGTTGATAATTACCAAGACGTTGTTAAAGGAATTACTGACCCGCCATGGAATGAAGAAAAAGATAGATGGACTGATAGAGACCCATTTATTTTTAACCCTCTTATGCCTTATTTTATGTATCAAGTACCAAAGGTCGATGAAATGGCTCAAGTTATATATGTAAATAAAAATTTTAAATATCAAAATCAATATTACATTCAAAATACATTTTCTACCCCAACCGCAACAAATTTTGAATATTATGTCGGTGGAAATAAGTTTACAGGAACAGGAACTCAATTAAAAACCCCAAAACCTTTAAAGAATCAAGATGGTACATATTCTAATAATGTAATAAAGGGGGTATTTCCCGAGCCAGGTGATAATGGTATATTAGGACGTGGTAGTGCGGATGTTATTGTTAAGGAAAATGAAGTATTAATTAGAGCGGGTAAATTTAAAGGAGAAGTCCTTCAACCAAATGTAACACCTGTTGGTAATACAAAAAGAGGATTTCTACAACTTTCAAGATTTAATAAGACAAAAATAAAACAACCTGATAAAATAATCTCTGAAATTAATGAAACAATTGTTTTAGTAAAATATTTGATTGAGTGGTTTATTTTAAATCCTGAAAACCCTTTTGATAAATTTAATGGTTCGGTTTACTTATATCAATTAAAGGCAGATAGTTCAACTAACTCTAAAAATTTAAAAGTTGGTAGTACGGTAAATGAAAATTTAAAATCATTAGTTGCGTCAGAATCTTTTTCTTTATTATCAAAGGCAGAAACAATTGCGTTTATCAATAATTTTATTCAAACTTGTAATAGTAAATCAACAACAACATCTGGAATAACTTTATTTCAAGACGATAATAAATTCCCAATATTTTATAGACCAAATAACATAACTTATTCTAAGTTAAATCCGTCAATAACAAACACCACTGACACATCGGGTATTGTTACTAAAAATGTTACAGAAATTTTTAATAAAGTTAAATTAGTTCCCGCAATACGACAAGGTGGGTACGGGTTAATTTATGCTAAAGACAAAGTTGGAACTCCAATAACTCTTAAATCTACGGTTGTTCCTCAATCATCATACGTTGCCAATCCAATAACTTACGGTGCGTTAGGTAGTGATACACTATTCTTATTATCTCACCAATCAGCAATACCAGGAAAAGGAAAAATTAATTTTGATGATACTTTATATGGTATTTCAGGAGAACAATTTACTGATGAAATAATCCCAAAAACATCAAGTTTAGTTAGAGGTGAAGAACTTTTAGAGTTAATTAATTTAATTACAAGATTCTTATTAACACACGTTCACCCATATCCTGGTATGCCACCAGTATCGGTAAGTACTGATGGTACAAGTGTTAATGACCTATTATCTGAACTACAAAACGCATCTACAAAAATTCTTAATAGCAATATCCGACTTAATTGATATTTATATTTAAATATCAATGTCAATTCTAAGGTCATATATAGATAAAAACAACACAATCGTCTCAAATTCATTAGTTAATACGGCTAGAAACCCTATAATTGAATTGAATTTTGGTGCTTCCGATTACATTGTTCCCAATTACGGTTACAGTAGATTACTGTTTAATTTAGATTTAACTCTATTAAGAGATAATATTGCCACAGGTGTTATATCAACAGGGTGTACTACAGGTATGACTCACGTTCTTAAAATGACAAACACATCGTCATTTGATAATGAGTTATTAAATTCTTTTATGTCAAATGAAAGAAGAAGGGCAACATCTTTTGATTTAATATTATTTAGAATCCCACAAACATCAGGTTCAACAGGTTCTCCACAAAATTGGGATGAAGGTGTTGGTTTTGATTATACAGAATCTAACCTCAATCACAATAGTCCATATGGTGGTTCTACCCCATTAACATACGTTGATAGTAGAGCATATTCAACAAGACCATCTAATTGGTATCAAACTACCACTATTAGTAATTGGTCTCAACCAGGGGTCTATAATAATAAAAATGAAGGTATTGCAGTAAATTATTCTGGTTTAACAATTATCGCTCAACAACATTTTGAGCTTGGTAATGAAGATATTAATATGGATATGACCAATGAAATTCAAGGAGTTTTAAATGGTTCCATTACAGGTGTTACAGGATGGGGAATAGCATATCTACCACAAATAGAAAATATCACGGGATTAACCGATAGTTATAGCGTTGCCTTCTTTTCAAGATATACACAAACATTCTACCAACCATTCCTTCAAACAACATATGATGACATTATCAAAGATGATAGAGATGTTTTCTTAAAAAATCAAACAAACAAATTATATCTTTATATCTATCAAAATGGTGATTTAGTTAATTTGGATTCAGACCCCTACGTTAGAATTGAAGACCGAAATGGTGATGCCGTAACAGGTATGGAATCATTATCAACTTGTTTAAGAACAAGAGGAGTTTATGAAGTAATCGTACCTAATGGATTTTTAACTTCCCCAACCCCATGCTTATATTATGATGTGTGGTCAGGATTAACAATCAATGGACAATCAATTGGAAACGTAACAAATCAATTTACACTTCAACAATATTCTGCTGGAATTCAAATTGGTTCAGTATCTAAAGACCCTACCAAGTTTGGATTTAGTTTCTATGGTATTCTACAGAACGAACAAATTCTTAATTCCGATATCAGAAAAGTTGGGGTTACAATTAAAAATGCTTATACCGCACAAATACCTCTACAAAACATATCAGCGTTTTATAGAGTTTTTGTTAAAGAGGGAACCACAGAAGTTTTAGTTCAAGATTGGACACCTATTAATAGAACACCTAATGAGTATTATTTCATATTTGATATGAGAGATAAAATCCCTAATCAATATTATGTTGATATTCAGGTAAACACTTCTGGAGAAAAAGATACTTATAAACGACAACTAACATTTAATGTTGTAAACACAAAAGCTAACCACACAATATAAAAAAATGAAAACAGTAAAATTAACCGAAACGGATTTAAACAGACTAGTTAAAAAAGTTCTTAAGGAACAAGAAGTTGCAAATTATATGTTCTTCTCTAATCTAAAACAAATGAAAAGACAATTAGAGATGATGATGGAAATGGATGAAGAAACGGTCAATAACATTCTTGAAAATGGTCACGATTGGGCTGATGACCATATATCTGAAGCTAAGACAAATATTGACCAAGTTTTTGATTTTTTAAAAAATGAAATGGATAAGGAATCACAATATGTTGATTATGAAGATATCCACGAAGGTAAAAAAAAAGTAGGTACTAAACTTTGTGCTAGGGGATATTCAGCAGCAAAGGCAAAATATAAAGTATTTCCAAGTGCGTATAGTTCGGGTTATGGAGTACAAGTATGTAAAGGTAAAATTAAAGGTTTAGACGGTAAAAAACATTGTTCTGGTGCATATTGTTAAAAAAAGATAGAAGAAATATTTTTTTATTAGAATAATTTCACCTATATTTGAAAATAATATAGAAAATGATGAAATTATTAATTCACAAACTGCGACGTTTAACCCAAAAGTGGTTTATCTCAACTGTAAGGATAACTGCCCCACGTCAACAAAAATCTCAATATGAAAGAGATTGTATCTCCATTTGTAAAAAATTAATTTTAAAAGAAGACACTATTCTTCTACTAACACCAATTTCTGATAAACGATATATTAGAAATGAGGAAAATCAGATTTTTGTTATATTAGAAAATCATGCGGTTAAAGTTATTAACCACATTTATTCGTATACCGTTATTTTAGACACTAACTCGTGGTTAAATGTTGTTAGTATTTTTGACAATGAGGTTGAGAAACGTAGAGACGAATTTGAAAAAGAAATAACATCAAACATTAAACATTCACTTAAAAACATTTTAACTAAAATACAATGAAAACAAAACCATTTAAAACTACTTTCTATTTTGGGTTAATCCTAATATTTTTCATAAGCTGTTTAGTATCTTTAATTGTTGTGAATGTAGGTCGGTCAACAATTTTTAAACATAAAAAAGAAAAAGTTACTGACACTATGATGATTTCATTACCGCCAGAAATTCAGATTATTCACGATACGGTTTATAGAGATAGAGAGGTAATTCCAAAAAAAATTCCAAAGGTATATACCCCAAAGATTACACCCATAATTGAGGAAAAAGATTCTTCAATTATTAAATAGAATTTTTATATTCGTTAAGAACTGTAGAAATTATATTTCTTAATGATTCATTCTTTGGTTTGTATGAAGTCATTTTAGGTGAGTTACCCGTACCAGATTTATTGTGTGTTTTTTCGGCATTTCTTTTTTGTTGACATGCACTCTTTTTTTCTGAATCAGTCATTTTAGATGCCACACCTGCGGCACGACATTTAGGATATCCTTTATCCGATGCTTCAGGTCTACCACACGGTGGGTGTCCCCCACCTTCTTTTTTTCTACAAATATTAACCCAAGGACCTTTTGGTTGTGAACTACCTTTTGGTTTTTTCTTTGTGCCAAACCAAACCCCCAAATCTTCCTTAATTGGACCTACTGCTTGAGCAACAACTTCTTTAGGATTTACACTCGCATTAATATCATTACCATCATCATCTTGTTGACCTGTGTAAAATTGTTTTAAATAAGCGTCAATTCTTGATAGTTTTTCAGTTTTATTTTCAATTTTTTTTCTTTGTTCTGGTGATTCTTTATAATCATCCCCGCTCGCTTCTTCATATGCCAATTCGGCATTTGTATATTTGTATACAGGAGTATTAAATGGTGCCAATTGGTCTGGTAACCATTCTTGTGGTGCAAGGACAATTGGGACTTTAAAATGTCCTGACGCTCCCGAACCTGTGGCTTCACTAATTCTATTTCTTTTCATATACTTATTATAAATATACGAAAACTTATTATGAGCAAAGAAAAACAACCGATGGGATTATTATTTGATAGTGTTGCTTATTATCAACCTGAAGATATTCAATTGTTGGTGGATAATTTATCCTACGAACAATCATTATTTATGATATCACAAGCATTAGAATATGCACACAAAAATGGATTGTATTCATTACAAGAATCAGAATTAATTTCAAAATCGTTAAGAGGTTTGGTATTACCAAAAGAGCAATAAAAAAGGAGTCTCACGGGACTCCTTTTTATTTATAACTTATTTCCACAAGATGGACAAAACTTATGACTCTTTTTCGCCTTAGAACCACATTCAGTACAATAATGTTTAATATCGTCAGTGGTTTTATTTTTATTATCTAATGGTAATATTTTTAAACTTATTTGATGTGAAACATTGTATTCAAAATTTTGATACGAATTAGTAAATTGTTGTTTTGATTTATCACCCTTTTCAACCCTACCTGTTTCAATAGTATTACTTAAATATGAAGTGTTAGCACCAATTGAGTTAGATGATGTAAAAGTCGTATCACCAATTGAGTTAGATGATGTAAAAGTCATATTACCATAATATGGTGAACCTGTATTAATGTTAGTCCAACCAGTATTCCAATTTCCACCTGATAAATGAGGATATTGATTATATGTTTGTTCATTGTAGAACTCAATTCTAACATCCCCGTTTAAATCAATTGCCGTCCTGTTTGCTGACGTATCTTTTACTTCGTAGGTACTGAACTCAAACTTGTTATTAGTGTCAAGGAAACGTTCTAAAAACACTCTCTGACCTGGTTTGATAACAATACCACTTGTTGAGATATACTCACCATTTAGTTTGATTTTACAAAGAATAGATTTTTGTGTTGGATTATGAATTTCAAATTCAAAATTGTCTTTGTCGTTAAGAAATACGACGTGTCCATTATAGACCTTTAAACGCGACTTCTTCTTTGTTATGTGCGCAGTCGGTTTGCCCACTTTAATTGTTGTGTAATACATTTTTTTAATTTTAATTTAGTTTTATGACTACGTTACCAATACCTTTGTATCCGTGAATACTCAACAACTTCTTAGGGTTGGGGACTGATAAACTAAAAATCTAAAAATAAATATATGATGATTTGAAAATTAATAAATGATATTATTACCTTTTACTATATTTTCTGTACCCCACATAGGTTGTAAGTTATCTAATGACCAACATTTAGTAAAACTATCATCGTCAACCGACTCAAAATTAAAAGATGATATAGGTATTCTATGGTCAACATGCCACTCACCATAATTCTCCCACGTCATACCATCCGTAAACAAATTCTCTAAATGTGAAATTAATTCTTCAGGAGTATATCTTAGAATGTCAAAGTAATGTTTATTTTTTTCTACATTATTCTCCTTTAATACCTGATATATAGCAGTTCTGAAATTGGCGATTAATTTATAGGCGGGGTCACTCGCTTTACGATATCTTTCATAGTCACGTTTTATTTGTCGGATTTTATCAACATTATTTTTACGATATTCTTTAATGTATTGTTTTAAATGTTCTTTATTTTGTTCTGACCATTTTTTGTGATTTTCACTTTTTCTTTTTTTTGTTTCAGGTTTTGACTCATATTTTTTTGTTGATACTTCTCTACCACCAATATTTCGTCTACCTGACGGACCAAGAACAATACCATTACTTCTTAATGTGTTTATAACAATTGTTTTATGTATTTTTAATTTTTCACTGATAGTGGGGGAACCTAATAAATCTTCAGTGTATAACTTTATTATTTCTTTAATTTGAAATTCGGTTAATTCTATTTTTCTCATATATATAAATATAAACTATTTGACCAAAAAGTCAACTATTAAAATTAAGATATAAAAAAAGGGACAATAAATTGTCCCTTTAGTATTATTCTTTAAGATTTTGATTATCTCAATTCTCTTAAATCGAATGTTCTAACACCATCTACGGTAATTCTTCCGTAAAATCTGTTGTTGACCATCTTTTTCGCATATCTCGTCATAATACCCTTTATCGGAGTAAAGTTAAACGGATTGTACATTGTAGGAGTTAATTGTAGAGGTACGTACGGTGCGTAGATGTAACCTGTGTCTAACAATGATGTTCCTTTATGTCCCATTAACACTTGGTTAGGTGGGAAGTAAGGGTCACGATAAACTTGGTAACGACCAGCTAAAGTACCTACTCTTTCAATACCCATATTGTATTGGTCTTGTTCAGGTGCTGCGTTTGATACGTGGAAATATTCCAAATCATCAAAAATTGCACTGATTTCAGAAGAAACAACAATCCAGTTTGCTCCACCTCTTAAGGTAGATTTGTGGATTTGAGCTGAAATTTGATTGATAGCAGTAATCAATGTTTGGTTCCAGTCTTTTTGAGTGTAAGGTTGTGCATTACCTCCTAGACGTTTCCAACCATTGTAATCCCATCTTAAGTTCCAAGCCGCACCTTTACGTAAATCTCTTAAGATTTCACGGTCAATTTCAGCCGCAACTTGCTCTGATAATAAAGCTGTTAATTCAGCCTCAGCATCAATGTTGTGGAATGCCGCAACATCTTGAGCCATTTCAGGAGACCATTGTGCTCTTAATTTTCTTTCAGTTACAGAAACTGTTACTGACATTAAATCAAAAGATACTTCACCAATTCTATCTTCAAACTCTAAGTTTTTGTAGATTCTGTAAGTCGCAGTAAATGCGTTGTAAGAAGCTGTTGAAGAAGAGAATGTAGAACCTGTGTAACCGTCCATAGAACCACCACAAGTGATACAAACTGGTACTTGTAAATCAACTTCTAAGTAAATTTTACCTTCAGCATCACATAAGTCGTCATATTGACCACCATCAGTTCTATCATTAGGGAAAACTGAAGTTGCATTGTTGTTACCGTATTGTACGATACCTTTACCATATCTTTGAGTTACAACTCTGAATAAGTAAGGACTAGTAGTATTTCCTGAAGTGTAAACGTTAGCTGAGACACCATATATAGTTAAATCAGATAAGAACGCTTCATTATCCATTGGTTGACCATCAGGACCGATTAATTTACCCGCACCAGTAGATGCGAAACCTGACATAACGATTAACACTTTTCTGTAATCAGAAGTAGTATAAGCTGAAGGAGCTAATACATCACCAACCCATGCAACAGTTACAACTGGAGCTGTGATAGCCGAATATTGTCCTTTAGAATAATCAAATAAACCTGGTGGGTCTAATGCTGGTTCGTTACCTTCGTAGAATCTATCGTAAAGGTCTTTAGTTGTGTTGTAGTCGTAACCACTGTTTGGTGTTTGGTCTTGAGCTGCGTTTGGTGAACCATACGGTGCGTAGTGAATACCTGTATTCGCTAAGTTAGTTGGGTCAGTGTATTGCTGAATGTTAGGTACAAAGTAGAATAATTTACCGATAGGTAAGTTCATAGCTTGTACTGAAACGATGTCGTTTGCTAATAATTTAGAGAATACACGTCTAACGATTGGGAAAACCACTGTTTCAAATGCACCTGTATCAGATGTAGATGATGCTTCATTAATTAAAAATGATGCTTGGTTTTCGTATAATTGTGCTACGTTTTCTCTCATGTGACCTTTAAGACCTTCTAAAAAGCCTAATTTGTCCCATTTGTTGATTGTGTCTTCTT